ATGGCGGATGCTTTTTGTAGATACTTCTTACATCAGGTTATTGACCTGCGCTCTGCGGTAGTACACGTTAGAGTTAGCTGCACCAGCTGTGTCCGCACCGGAGAAGGCGGCCGTATTCTCAGCAAACGGATTGCGGGACAAGCCGTACCGAGTCTTAAAGCCAATCTTCGGCTGGAAGCTGCTCTCACCGACCGCACGGACCATCTGCAATGGGACGTATGGGCAATAGAACAAGCCAGCATCGTAAGGGGATGTACCCTTATAACCAACAACATAGTACTGTGCCGCTGTGGCACCAGTCGCAGCAGTTACAGATGAAGTATACGGTTGAACCATGTTCATGTACGGATCAATGTAGACTTTTAGACGACCGTTTAGTACGCCTGCGAAAGTGTTGCCTGTTGAATCTACGTTCAGGTTATCCTGAAGTGCAGATTGATAGTCAAGCAGACCAGCCATCGTCATGGCGGAAGCAACATCAGCAGAACAAATCATAATGTTACCTTTACCACGTCGTGTGTCTCTCGCTACTGCATTAGCATCACGCTCCATCGAGAACATCAAACCTTTGAATTTCTCAACAGACCATCTACCGTTGGAGTCTGTATCCAGATCGAAAATACCACGTGTAGTGGTGTTCGTCTGGGCACCCATGCGAGCATTCACATAGATGGTACGGACTACTTCACGGTTGATCTCAGCAAGGATTTCAGCAGACAGAATATTTGCTAGTTCTGTCTCTGCATCCAAACCGTGGATCGCTTTCAAGTCTTGAGCGAGTTCCATTGTGTATTCAGCTTTGAGGGCTCGTGACCTTGCGGTTACGGTTGCTTTCTCAATGGTGAATGACATCTGCGCAAAAGCATTACCGGAAGAATCTCCGAGTGCCTCAGCAGTAGCAGTTGTCATGCCTTGACCTCTAGTGAAGTTGGCATCAGAGATAGCCTTCAACACTTCAGCGCCGGACTGACCTGGGAAGTTACCATCCGAATTACGTGAACTGAAGAACGAATCAGCTTCGTTAAACAGAGCTTCGTTATACCCAGGTGGTTGATGTCCACTAATAGCTTGTGAACGATACGTCGCCTTCATCGCAAAGATAAGACCTGTAGGACCAGTCATTGGCTGGACGCCACAGATATCATAAGCGATAAGGGAAGGCATCGCACGACGGACGAGGCTAATTAGGATCGGATCCCAATTCGCAACACCCGAAGTATTTGTTGTAGGAGCAGCTTCAGAGAGGAAACTTCTGTCCTCTGCCATCGCTTTTTCCTGGTTTTCTAAAATTACAGTTGTAACAGCACGCCGATACGGATCCTTAATCTCGGGGAGGTCAGGATGCTGAAGTACTGGCTGCCATTTTTCCTGTAGGTGTTCAGTTTGAAACATTTTAGTTTTCTCCCTATTTCTTATTATTTATAAAAAAACTTAATTCTGCGATCCTGCGGCTCGGGCTTCACCCTTACCAATCGCAGTCATATAAGCAGCCATCGTATCAGTTACATCTTCATAAGCTTCATCCGTTGGTGCTGCCTCTACATCTTCAGTAATTTGAGCTTTCGGGAAATAAGAATCTTTGATCGTTTCCAACTTCGTTCGATAGTCGTCAGCGCTCTCGTATTCTACGTTCTCTGCCAGCTCGGCAAACTTCTCTACTTCTGTATCTGCGAGATCAGAAGCTACATCTATAAGAATTTCATGTTGCTCTAGCTCATTAATTCTCTTTGTCATCTCGATATTTCTTTCTAGAGTCTCGTTCAACTTCTCTTCCAACTCGTCCGCCTTAGTGGCAGCCGCATCAAGAAGATCAAACTGATCATCTGGTACTGTAATATCATGTTTCTCAAAGAGACCACGCAAATCAGCAATAAAACTTTCAGCAATTTCTGATTTGAGCTGATGCTCAAGAGCTACTTCATTCTTCGACATCCACTCGTCAACAATGTATGTTAAATAATTGTCTACTTTATCGGTGAGTTCTGTCTTAGCTTCTTCCATTGATTTCTCAAAAGCTTCAGCATACTCTTCCTCTAGACGCTCAAGTTCTGCACGAATCTTTGCTTTCACAGCAGCTTCAAAAATTGTAGCTGCCTTCTGCTTAAATTCCTCAGAAAGACCTTCGCCTCCCGTTAGGGCTTGTACATCATCAGAAAGATCCATTGCGGCGACTCTCTCGTCAACAGAAATTTCGACTTCTTCGATTTCCTCGGCAGTAGGCTTCTTCTTACTACGTGTTGCCTCTTCCTCGTCATCTCTATCTTCGTCATCCTGCTTTCCTTCGTCCTCATCAGGCTCGTCCTGTGGTCGTCCAGCTGTACCACCACCCTTACCAGCTCTTTTCTTCTCAGCTGCTCGGGCACCCTTCAGAGTTTTCTCTTCCGGATCAACACCTTCTGTTTCCATTTCTACTTCCTCCCCTCGTAGTTTATCACCTACCTCACCGTCCATCGTGGTAGGAGCAACTGTCTTAGGAGCAGCTTCAGAGGGTAAACCTTTACCGCCTGGTCGCCCAGGTGGTGTAGCCTTCTTAGCTTTCTTTTCAGCCGCAACACCAGGATCGGAAGGAGCATCAGGAGAGACTACCGCAGGTCCCATATCTTGAGTTTCGCCACCAGGCGTACCAGAATCTATTTTACCTTCTTTCTGCGCTGGAGCGGCACCTTTCATAGGAGCCCTGGGATCACCTTTAGTATCCAAAGCTTCGTCCAGATCAGACTCATCCACAAATACTTCAGCGGCAATCTGTTCTAGTTCTTGGTTTATATCTGTCATTTGGAGTACTCCCTGTTATTTTCCAATATATAAGTTATTTATAATATTCATAATTTCGACAGGAAATCTTCAAAAATTTGCGCATTCTTTTCTTGCCGAGCCTGCGCAAACTCCTGTTTCCTATCCAACTCTCTTTTATATGCTGCAATATCCATCTCTTTAACAGCACCATTTTGCCATACCCACTCTCTACCTTCCATGATACCTTCCACGAAAGCATTAGGTGCGGATGGATCTGCGACTATATCTGCAGCAGTTGCCAGATAAAAGTCATCTTTGACGAAATTAACTCCTCGCCGTGGTTCCAAGGAACCCATACCTCGGGACGAAAC